GCTTTCTACGTCTCTTCCGCCGCTGATTACCCAGCGACGGAATGGGCTGCCGCGATCCGAGGTCATTGGGGAATCGAAAACCGAAATCACTATGTCCGCGATGTCTCCTGCAACGAGGATCAAAGCCGGATCCGGGATAATCCCGGCATCATGGCGCGCGCCCGAAGCTTCGCCCTCAACATCCTGCGCAAAAACAACACCACAAACGTGGCGCACGCACTCTGGTGCGGCGCTCTCAGCCTCGATCATATCCTCGCTTACAAAGAAATCTGATTAGCGTTGAACAGCCCTGACCCGCACGCCGACGGCGCGCATCATCCGTTGAAGGGACCGGGCCTGCGGATCGCCAGACTTCACGCGAGTAGCAAACGCCTTGTACATCGATTCGCTCCTGCTATTTCGGGGATTTCTACCCGAGAAACGAGTTTCGGAAGTCCGTATAAGGTATTCATACTCCGCTATTTTTATTGTTCACAGCGGATACTTTAGGTACACTGAAAGTGGGTTGGAAAGGCGGCCACCTTCCCAACCCGGAGCACCTGACTTCCACGGAGATGAACATGTCCGGTACCCTGCACGAAGATAGCGCAGTGCTCGCCGCTGCGCACTACCCCAAGACGACAATCGGCATCCTCTGGAAAGAGCGCCAGCACGCGCGCGATCTGATGCGCAATGCGACCACTGAGCAGCTCTGGTCGATGATCGTCGATGACCTCGATTACATCGAAGGGCAGATCCTCGATACCGCGCCCATGACTATCGAGGATCTCAAGATCCAGGTCGCGGTCATCCGTAGCCGCCACCAGCGGGACATCCTCGATTTGCCAGCACTCGACAGGCTCGCCGACGCGGTCGCGAGCTTCGTACCCCCTACCACCTGAGTGCTGGCATCGCAGGGGCGTCGCGATCTCGCGGCGCCCCATTCGTTTGTCCACGCGCGCGAGGTCTACGCGATCCGCGCCCCTTCTGCCCTTCATTCTGCGCCGCTCGGGCGCAAGGAGCATCTGATGATCCCGATTTTCACCGCGTCCTGGGCGGCGACGGTTCCTCCCGATCATGTCCGTATCGGCATTTCACGCGGCCTTCCACGGCGCCAGAGCGGGTTCAAGACCTATCGCTGGCTCGCGCCGGGCCCGTGGTTCCGGTCGGTGCCGGCTGACGAGTACCTGCGGCGGTTCGAGGAGGAGATCCTTGCCCCTCTGGACCCAGAGGCGGTGGTTTCGGATCTGGAGCACATGACGGGCGGTCGCCCGGCGGTTCTTCTGTGCTTCGAGCGTGCGAGCGACATCGATGCGGGGCGGCTGTGGTGCCATCGTCACCTTGTCGCGGAGTGGCTTGAGAACACCCTCTCGATCGACGTCCCGGAATATGGATGGCCACGCTTCGATCGGTGGGGTGCCCTGCGCCGTCTTGGCGCTCGATAACACGAGAGGAACTCCACGATGATGAAAGCCATTGCAGCGGCGGTCCTGATGATCGCCATGACCGGGGGCCGGCCAGCGCCCTTCAACCCTGGCAGCAGCGCGGCGGTGAGGCGATCATGCGCGTCTCACCGCAAAACGCCGCAGCAGGATCGAAAACGTCCTCGCCACGCTTGTCGCGACAGGTGCGGTTCGGGAGGGACAGGGTGATGCCGGGCGGCGATATTTTGCTCCTCGATGACTTCAGCCCCTCTCACGGGCGAAAGCGTCTGGACACCCCGTCACACCACCGAGACACGTCGCGCCCGTCACGCGGCGTCTCTGGCCGTTTTCGGGACGGTCTGACGGATTGCCCCCGTATCCTTGGCGGCGCGCATGAGAAGCTGCTCCATCTGCACCGCCTCTTCAAGCGAGAGCTTCGTGATGTCGAAACCGGGGTCTGTCTTCCAACTGTCGTCCTGGCGGCGGGTCACCTCGACACGCTCGGACCAGCCGCGATGTTTCCCGAAGCACCGCAGGTAGAACACGATGCTCCGGAAGTCGCCTTTCTCGATCAGCTCAAGCAGCTTGATCTCGCACAGGTCGAGCAGCTCGGCCCGGATATCATCCCGGGCGGCGGAGAGCTCCGGATCCTGCGAGACCCATTTGAACATGCTCGATCGCGCCACGTTCAACTTCTGCGCCGCGATCGCGAGAATGCCGCCGCTCACGCGCATTGCCTCAATGATCAGCTCATTGCTCGGACGCCTGCTGCTCATGCCGTTGCCGCGCCCCCCACGCCATCATTCAGCCGGGCCATGCGCCGGCCCAAAGCGGTTTCGATCGAGCGGGCGATGCTATCGCCATCCTCGCCACGCGCATCGACATCGATCTTGATCTGGTAGCTGTTGCTCGTGGCCGATGCCTGCTGAGCCCGGAGAGTCGGGTGAGCTGGGCCTGTCATGCTCTGCTCGTGCAGCAGCCGCTCACCCGGCAGCGGGGGTTGGAACGGCGCGGCGGATGGAGGCGGCGGGTTGACCGATTCCCATCCCGGCATGTTCTTCCCCTCGAAAGGGTCTCCGCTCGGAAGCGCACTCTTCCCGAATGCCGATGCCAGCCGGTCCCACGCGGCAATGGCGCGCTCGATCCACTCGATGACCCGCTGGATCGGAGCGATGACATACTCCTCGATGAAGCCCTTGACCGGCGCGAAGATGTTGACGCTCATCGTAGCCCACAGAGCGCCGTAGTTCGTCTTGATCATGTGCCAGACGGCCTCGATGGATTCCCACGTGCCCTGCCAGCCATCCTCGAAGCGCTGGAAGACGGCCTGCTCGAACGCTGTGATCTTCCCCGACAGATCCTCGACCCCGAAGATCGAGCCGATGTCATCGACGATCCGGTTGACGATCGCATTCAGCGACAGGTGGAATTTCTGGAACACGTTCAGTGTATCGTCGCTCCAGATCTCGCTGAGCGTATTCCATTCCCGCGCTATGATTGTGACCATATATGCGGCGGCCGCTGCCAGTCCGAGACTGGCAAGCGCGCCAATGCCGAATGCTGCCCCCAGTTTCACACTTGCCCATGTCATGATCCCCATGCCGAAGGCGATATCCTTCGCAGCGTTAATGAACGGAATGGCTACGATCCCCTTCAAGGCGGTCTCCCAGCCGCCAAGACGCTGCCCCAGCGGGCTTTCGACGATCCGGTTGACGATCTCCCAAAGCTCGCCCATCGCCTTCGCCGTCTCGCGCGCGGCAGTCCCGACATCATTGATCGCCTTGACGATGTAGTCGGAGATCATCTGGGCCCACTGCTGCAGCTGCGACGGGCCTGCGACAGAGGTCTCGCCGATCGTCATGGACTGCTGGGCTGCGTGATCGAAGCCCTGCCCCGTCAGGGAGAAGCCCATCGGCGTGATGCTCTGTTCGGCCTGAGAGAGCTTGCCGAACATGCTCCGGTCGTTGGTCAGGAATGCCGCATCAGCGAACCCCTTCGCCATCGTCTCCGTCGCCTGGCTCATCTCATCGACCCAGTCGAGGACAGAGCGAAGCTGATCCTTGATGACGTCGCCGACGCCGGCCTTGATGATCAGGTTCTTGAAGCGGACCCAGGCATCCCCGATATTCGAGATGATGCCCTCGAGCGTCTTGGACAGCCGATCCATGCCGCCGCCGTACTTCTCCTCGAAGATCTCGACCAGGGCATCGCGCATCCCGAGACGATCGCCATCCTTGACCATTCGGGTCATGGTCCGCCCGAGACTGTCGGTGTACTCGATGGCGTAATCTTCGCCCTGCTTGCGGGCGATAATACCAAGTGTACGCAACGATTCCATGTTGCCGACCACGCCCTGCGAGACGGCATTGACGACCTCATCGTATTGCCGGCCTGTCGCAGATGCGGCGTCGCCCAGCGCCGTCATGACCCTCTGGGCGTCTTCCATGTCGTCGGTCTTGATGACGCCGAACGCGGAGAGATCCACGAACGCCTTGACGACCTCACCCAAAGCGTAGGGCGTTACCTTGGCGAACTCCTCGATGACCCCCATTGCCGCCTCGGTCTTCGTGGCGCTGCGGGTCAGGGTGTTCAGGATGGCCTCGTACCGCTCGAACTCCATCTGCGTACCCATCAGCTCCCGCTTTGCGAACGCAAGGGGAGTGGCGTAGAAGGCGAGCGCGCCGGTCGCGGCGGCTACCATAGTCTTGCCGCCTGAGACCACACCACGCTTGGCGCGATCGAAGCCGCGCGACAGGTTGGTGAGCTGCCGGTTGACCTCGGCCATCTTGCGGCTCTGGGCCTCAAGCGCCCGCGTGGTGCCTCCTGTGGCGCGCTCAAGATCGCGCTGCGAGCGGGAAAGACCATCAATGCCTCGGGAGGATCCGCCGACGGCTTCCGCCGCGCGCTTGATCCCTTCCATGGAGCGAGCGACGCTTCGAGCGGGCGCGCTCATCTGGTCGACCAGGCGAAGAACGAATTCGATTGATCCTGACATGCTCACCCCCCGAAAAGGTCAGTTACGAAGTTGTTGATTGTCTCGACGACCTCTTGCAGCTGTTGGCCTTCGAGGCCGACAAGCTGACGCTGAGGCATCTTGCTGGTTCCGGACTGATGGTGAGCCGCATACGGAACCGGGATGGAAATTCGGGCCTCGTCGCCGACCACGTCCATGGCGACCGACGACATCAGGCGCCCCGTATCGATCATGGTCCGGCTGCCGTGGCGTTTTCGAGCTACCGTCTGGGGCGAGAGCGGCGCCCATGGCTTGCCGGAGGGATCGAGGCCGGTGGCGGCGATTCGGGCCACGGTCTGATCGCGAACCTGGTTGCCGATGAGCTTCAGAATATCCTCACGAAAGCCGCCGCCGGAATTATCCGTAAACCGGTTCAGGCGATCCACGACCTGATCTAGCCCTTTCACTTCGATGGTGATGCTCATGCCGGATACCCCGCTCGCGCCATCAATGTCCGCGCCAGCTCCGGATCGCGCCGGTAGATCTCAGCTGCTTTGGTCAGATTGAGCTGGTCCCGCATGAATGGATTTTCAGGAGGCTTCGGCTTGCCGGTCTCGGTTTCGGCCTGCGCCTCCCGTTTGAGGGTCTCTGCAAGGGCGGGATCAGTTTTCAGGAGCCGGGCCTGCTCGGTGAGATTGAACTCCTCTTTGCGGAAGGGATTGCGCCGTCCGGGCGGTTGAGGTGCCGTGCTCTCGGTCTTCTTTTCGTGGAAGCAGCAGGCGAAGGTTGGATGATCGCGCATCTCCCGGATCAGGTCTTCGATCGTGACCGGGTCGCAGTTTGCATTCTTGATCCGAGGGGTGCCCCGCTCGTCGAGGATCTGCACCTGATAGATCCCGTTGTCGTTCTGTGAGAGCTTGCAGCGATCCTCGATATGGGGGAGCAGCAACTCGACCTCTGCATTGGCATCCGCCAGTGCCTTGCGGGCCGGCATGCGCACGAAAACGTCAAAAAGCTGGTCGTTCATGCTTGTGATCCATGGCTATTGGTGTCTCGACAAGAATACTCGAAGTCGCAAGTTGAATAAATACGCGATTTATTGCTAAAATTAGTGTCCTGAGTGATTGGACATGATCGCTGAATACAGATTATTGCTTTAAACCATGAAGGCGGAAAGCAGCGCCATGAGGCGCATGGCATCACCACGGGCACATTGCGTGTGATCGCAGAGCGGGTAAAATCCTGCTGACCACAATCGGTGTCATGATGGACGATCAGATTTCAGACGCCTTCCAAAAGGCCATCGAAGCCGCACAGAGCTTGGACGCCAAGGCGCGCCTTGAGGACGCTCGGAAGGCAGCTGAGATTGTCCATGAGATACCCGACCCGGGCGATCGCGCGACGGTCATCGGCGTACTCGAGAAAATCGATACGCTGTCCGACCTGGCCGATCAGATCGCCTTCGGGCGAATCATTCCTCACCCGCGCCGGACGCGGCGGCGCTGATACCCGGTCCAGCCGACTAATTCCAGCTCTGGCGAAATCATGTCATTGGTGCCGTCATAGTGCCGACACGGGCATAATCCGGCTCATGACAGTGCCGGCCTATTCTCGAAAAAGCATTGATTTATAAGGGGTTGAATGGTCGGAGCGGCAGGATTTGAACCTGCGACCCCCAGTCCCCCAGACTGGTGCGCTAACCGGGCTGCGCTACGCTCCGTGACCTCTCGGGTGGAGGTGATCTAACCGTCCCGATGCGCGAGCGCAAGCCTTTTGTCGCCCGGCACGGTCGGGAAATCGA